GTAAAAGCAAACTTATTGAAACCCGTATTGCTTTTGAATTATTACAACCTAAACGCCATGTTGCCTATACCGCCCAGGATCGCAATATGGCTAAGAGTAAGTGGGAAGAACATTTATTAAGTTTTCAATTATCGCCTAAGTTTGCTAAACGCATTGCCAGGGTAAGTCGGGTCAATGGCAGTGAAAAGATATACATGCGTAATGGATCAACCTACGGAATTGTTACACCTAATGACAAAGGCGCACGCGGCCTGAGCCTAAATCTTATGGTCATTGATGAAGCATTAACACATCCTTTATCTTTGATTGCAAACCTACAACCAACACTTGCAACTAAGCGCAATGGTCAATTATGGATTTTATCTAATGCTGGAAGGCCTGGTGAATCTGAATTATTAGAGCATTACCGGGAGATAGGGCATAGAGAGATTGCCGAACCACAAAACAAACTGGCATGGTTTGAATGGTGTCCGGAATCAGATGAATTTGATTATATGAATGAAGAAGTGTGGTATCAGGCAATTCCTTCATTGCATGAAGAAAAAGGCGTATTGCTAGAAGCAGTGCGTGAAGCGGCTACAACTAACAGCCCGGAGATTTTTACAAAGGAGTGGTTGAATGTATGGCCATCTAGGGATGCTGTACAGGTAATAAATACCGAACTTTGGGATTCATTGGCTAGAACAGATATAACAGTTGGCAACAAAATTGTATTTGGCGTAGATATATCGCGTGAGCGTGATCGCGCTTCTATCGGTGCATCAGGCTTGGTTAGGGATTTTACGCCAGTTGAGTTAATTGAGTGTAAAGAAGGTACATCATGGGTATTGCCACGCTTGGTTGAGTTATGTAAAAAATACAACACTAAGGTGGTAATAGATACTGGATCACCTGCCGCATCACTCATACCTGAGTTAGAAAAGCAAAACATTGGCGTAATGTCTATACACTTGCGTGATTATGCCAGGGCATGTGGTTCATTCTATGATGCAGTACAAGCCAAAACGATTACCCATTTGGATGATCCTAATTTGAGATCAGCCATAATGGGTTCAACTAAACGGCCATTGGGTGATTCCTGGGCATGGAATCGCCAAAGCACAACTAACATCACACCATTAGTAGCGGTAACACTGGCACGCTATGGAGTGGTAACAAAGATAGAAGATCAGCCGGTTGTAAGGAGTAAGATTTACTAATGAAATACTTATCATCAATTTTACAAGTAGTAGGTTCTTTACTAATAGTTGCAGGTGTCGCAACAATTAACCCATTAGTAGCGGTAATATTATCGGGTGCATTTTTAGTTTTATTTGGTATTGCTTTGGAAAACAGAGGTAAATAATGCTAGGCCGATTACTGAAAAGACAAATACAGCCATCCTTAGTTTATACATCACAAGGTTATGTAGATTCACTAGGTAGAGTTGGCCGATTCTTTGAAGGTAATTGGGCAGGCGCGTATGTAGATCAAAATACCGCTTTGGGAATCCCGGCTATCTATCGCGGTATAACTTTAATTAGTGATGCCATTGGTGCATTGCCACTTTGTGCATATCGCAATAAGCGTGAAGTTAAACCAACACCAACAATTTTGTTAAGGCCAGTGCCTAATGAAACACGCATGGAAACAATTAGTGCAATGGCGGCGGCTTTAATAATTCATGGTAATTATGTTGCAGTGCTTGGTGAACCGGGTGCTAATGGTTTGCCTGATTCAATTTACCCAGTTGCACCTGATCGCGTACAAGTTGCAAGAGAAAAAGGTCGCACAATTTACCGCATTGATGAACGCGTATATGATCAATCTGAAATTATGCACATTAAAAATTTTACAATGCCAGGTGATTTAGTTGGTAAAGGTATTTTGGCAGTTGCAAAACAAGCATTAGGTAAAGAGATTGCAATCAATGAGTACGCATCAAGATACTTTGATGGTGGCGTAAATCCAACAGCGGTGATTAAATCCGCAAACCCTGATCTAACGCAAGAAGAAGCAGATGCGTTAAAAACTGCATGGATGGCAATGTACTCATCACGCAACAGATCACCGGTAGTTATGAACGCATCAACTGATTTTGAAGTATTAAGTTCTAATGCGGCTGAATCACAATTAGTAGAAGCACAAACAGCCGGGCTAACAGAAGCGGCAAACATTTTAGGCCTACCGCCTTATTTTCTAGGCTCACCAAATTCAAGCCGTACTTACTCAAATGTTGAACAGGAAAATTTACAATTGATCAAGTGGTCAATCCAGCCAATAGCAGAGAGAATAGAAGCGGCCTTTTCTGATCTATTGGTGCGTGGTCAAACAGCGGCATTTAAGTATGATTCATTATTAAAAACTGATACTGCAAGTAGATATGATGCTTATTCAGTTGCATTATCAAGTGGCTTCTTAACTGTTGATGAAATTAGAGATTATGAAAACCTTGATCCTATGGATTATGAAGAAGGAGATGAGGAAGAAGATACATCTTTACAAAGTGATGTTGAAGATACAGTAGAGGATGAAAACTATGTCAATTGAAAAAATAGAGAATAGAAATTACTCAGTTGAATTAGAGTTGCGTGCCAATGGAGATGGGCGCACCATCTTTGGTATTGCCGTGCCTTACAACAAAGAACAACGCATCACTAGCACAATGGTTGAAGTATTTAGAAAAGGTGTTTTTGCGGAAACAATAAAAGCGGCACATAGAGTAAAACTTCTTAGGGGACATGGCGAAAATAATGTTTTGGGTCGCGCTACATTACTCAGGGAAACAGATGAAGGTTTATATGCTGAGTTTAAGATTTCCAAAACCCGTGAAGGTGATGAAGCATTAGAGTTGGTTAAAGATGGCGCATTAGATCAATTATCAGTTGGCTTTATGCCAATTAGAAATAAAAAACGGCCTGATGGTATCGTGGAAAGAATCAAAGCACATTTAGCAGAAGTATCACTTGTAACCTTTGGTGCTTATGGTGAATTGGCCAGCATAACAGGTATGCGTGAAGGTATGCCACAATTAACACCTAGACTTGATGAAGCAAGGAAGATATTAGATGCCATACAGCGTAGTAAATAACCATCCTGAATGTGAAGGGTATGCGGTAGTTAAATCTGATACCAATGAATTAATTGGTTGTCATAAAACTCAGGCTCAGGCAGAAGATCAATTAACTGCAATCAATATATCTGAGTATGGAGAAAAGAGGGCTGAAGGTTATGCACCAAATGAAGGCATGAAATCAGAAGCACAAAAAGGTTTAGATTGGCGTAGTGAATTTGGCCGAGGTGGTACAGAAGTAGGCATTGCCAGGGCTAGAGATATTGTTAATGGTAAAAATTTATCTTTAGATACAGTGAACCGCATGGTGTCATTTTTTGCTAGGCATGAAGTTGATAAGAAGGCAGAAGGTTTTAGCCCAGGTGAAGAAGGTTATCCTTCTAATGGTCGTATTGCCTGGGCATTATGGGGCGGGGATGCTGGTAAATCTTGGTCAGAAAAAATTGCTAATCAAAATCGCACTGAAGAAAAATCAAGATTTAACACTGCCTTACAAATACTCAAAGAATTAAAAAAAGAGATATAATCTAATAAGTCGTAGAACACCTAACCCCGATTACCGGCGCGTTACACCTTCTCACTAACACAACTAACTAATAGGAGAAAAATGTCAAATACATTTCTTGCTTCTCTACGCGAGAAGCGCGAATCAAAGACATCTCTGATTCAGGCAACTTTAGATCGTGCCGCTGAGGAAGCACGCGATCTATCCGAAGTTGAGTTGGCTAATGTAGAAGCCCTTAACCTAGAGATCAAGAAGTTGGATGAAAGAATTGAGCAGATGTCAGATATTGAAATCCGCAATCAAAAAGCCGCTGAACTAGCCGCTAAAGTTGATGCGAACATTGAGCCAAAGAAGGAAGCACGCGCTGGTGGCTTTGTAGTTACACGCGAGGAACTTACTTACTCAGAGAGATCAAACAATGATTTCTTAACTGATGCTCTAAAAGCACATTTCAAAACTGATGCTGAATCAGGTGCGCGTATTGCACGACACCAACAGGAAATGGCAATTGAGAAGCGTGCAGTTGGTACATCCAATTTTGCAGGCTTAGTAGTACCACAATACCTAGTTGATCTTTATGCACCATTGGCACGCGCAGGCCGCCCATTCGCGGATGCCACACGCAAACACCAATTGCCTACTCAGGGAATGTCAGTAGTTATCTCTAAGATTAACACTGGTACAACCACTGCATACCAAACATCACAAAACACTGCCGCTGTATCACAAGATATTGCAGATACAACATTAACTGTAAATGTAAATACAATTGCAGGGCAACAATCAGTATCTAAGCAAGCATTACTACGCGGATACAACATTGAGCAGATTGTTCTTGGTGATTTAATCCGTGATTATCACACCAAATTGGATAACTCACTTCTTAATGGATCAGGCTCAAATGGCCAACCATTAGGTCTATTAAACATGACAACTGGAGTTCTAGTAACTTACACCGCTACAACCGGTACAGTTGCAGGTTTATATCCAAAGATTGCGGATGCAATTCAACAGATTCAAAGCAATATCTATGTAAATCCAAATGCAATTATCATGCACCCACGCCGCTTAGGATTCCTATTGGCTGGAGTAGATAGTTCAAACCGCCCATTGGTAGTACCACAAGCGTATAATCCAATGAATGCAATTGGTACAGGTAACGGCACACCTTCTTATGGTAACTCAGGTTACTCAATACTAGGATTGCCAATTATCGTAGATGCTAATATTGCAACAAATGTTGGCGCATCAACAAATCAAGATACAATCTTTGTTGTTGATCTAAATGAAACCCATCTATGGGAAGAAGCCGCCGCACCAACCTATGTAACATTTGAAGAACCAAATGGCAAGGTTGCGTTGAACATTGTTCTATTTGGAATGTCAGCATTCACCGCTGAGCGTTATCCAAAGGCAGTGGCACAAATTAACGGAACAGGTTTAGCAACACCAAGTTTCTAACCTAACCAATCTTCTAGGCCGCTACCCTTCCAGCGGCCTAGATCCTAACTATGATTGGTATCTAAAGAATGGAGATTGTCTAATGTCCCAGGGCAGTACAGAATTTGGATACCAATCATGGCTATAACAAATGGATATGCAACATTAACTGAGATCAAGAATTACATGTCAATATCAGATAATACTGATAATGATTTATTAGAAGATTTGATTGAATCAGCATCAAGATCAATTGATCGGATTGCTAACAGAAGATTTTATTTAGATGCTAACGCATCAGCGCGGTTATATCGCGCATACTCAGATATTTTTGTTTATGTAGATGATATTGGCTCTACAACTAATTTGGCTGTTGCCGTAGATGAAAATGGCAATGGCACATATACAAAATCTTTAACATTAAACACTGATTACATATTAGACCCTTTGACCGCACCATCTTTAGGCCGGCCATACACACAATTAACTATGGTATCTAATACTGAAACCTGGCCAATATTTCCAGGTATAACACAAAATGGTTTGCGCCCAGGCGTGCAGGTAACCGCTAAATGGGGTTGGCCGTCAGTGCCAAGTGATATAAACATGGCATGTTTGATTCTTACCGCTGATCTATACAAGCGTAAAGATGCACCAGGTGGAATTTTAGGATTAGGTGATCTAGGTGTTGTGAGGATGTCGCCGGTAGGCCGGGATGTAACTGCAATGGTTAGGGCATATAAAAAAGAAGTGGTTGCATGAATCCCAGTACAGTTAGAACTAACCTTAAAACTGCCCTAAGTACAATTTCAGGTTTGAGAGTTTTTGACTATGTACCTGATTCCACAAACATCCCAACTAATAACGCTTTTGCAATAGTTGGTCAATTATCAATGAATTATGATTACACATTAAATAGGGGATTTGATTCTGCAACATGTCAGATCATTGTTGTGGTTGGCAGAATGAGCGAAAAAGATGGACAAGCAAGATTGGATGGGCTATTAGCATCATCCGGTTCTACTTCAATTAAAGCCGCTGTTGAAGCAGATAAAACATTGAGCGGTGCTGTACAAACTCTCAGAGTTGTGTCGGCAAGCCCTGGCACAATTACATCCGCTAATATTGACTACCTAAGTTATCAATATTCGGTTGAGTTGATAGGTTAGTAAGAAAGGAAAAATATGGCCATATTTATGGGTAACAAAGTTGCCGTGATTGTAGGTACAACTACCATTACTGATCATGTCAGCACTGTAAGCCTTGCACGCGAAGTAGATCAGGTTGATATTAGCGCCATGAATGACACTGTTCAAAATATGATTGGTGGGATTGAACGCCCAACACTAAATCTTGAACTGTATAATGATTTTGCATCAGCATCAGTGAACTCATTATTTGAAGATGCGTTAGGTTCAAAACTGAACATCAAATTGATCCCAGTGTCAGGTACAGTAAGCGCAACAAATCCAAGTTATACAATGTCATGCCTTATCTCATCATGGACACCTGTAAATGGTGCTGTTGATGCGGTAGCAAGCGTATCTGTATCACTGCCGGTAACTGCATTAACAAAATCAACAAGCGCGTAATTAGGAAAGGTTGGGACAATGCACAAGATTGAAATTGTTAAAAAAGATGGTAAGAAAATAACCTATGATCTTACGCCATCCGCAAAGGTGGCATTTGAAGCCGAATTTAAGACCGGTTGGCGTAAGAGATTAGGCGAACTACAAATGGAAAGTGATCTTTGGTGGTTTGCCTGGCGTTTAGAAAAAGATGCTGGCAAAACTGATCTAGCATTTGGTGATGATTACATCAATCAATATCAAGATGTTGATTTGGTCTATGATTCAAAAAATGGATAGACCGGCACGGATCAATTTATGAAGTCGCGGCCTTGTCGGTTAGTACAGGAATCAGCCCTAAAGATTTACTAGAGGTTGATCCAGCGATTTATTTAGCCATGAAAGCCATCTTGCAAGAACGCTATTATCAAAACAAGAAGGCAACAGTTAGGCGGAAGTAATGATTAAACCAAGATATGCAGAATTACCTGGCCGCACTAGATCATTGGCGGCAGTGCCTTCTGTATATGTTGAGAATTTAGATGAACTTCTTGCAAAAATGAAAAAGGTTGATCCTGATTTACAAAAAGAATTTAGGCGTGAAATGGGAAAGGCTGTAAGGCCAGTTGCAAAATTAGCCCAAAGTTTTGTACCACATTCACCTTTTCCTGGATGGCGTGATGTTGAACCTAATTATCCGCCGCAATGGGGTTGGGCTAATGATCAAGTACACCGGGGTAGAACTATTGGTGAGAATAAAAGAAGCCGCTGGAAATGGTCGCAAACAGAAGTTATACGCGGCATCAGAGTTAGCACGGCTAAAAGTAAAGTACAAAGAATTAAAGGTGTTACATTTGGCGTAACTGCATTAGCAGTGATAAATAAATCTGTACCAGGTATAATTTATGAGTTGGCAGGATTTGGTACATCTAAATCACGCGGAAGAACTAGGCGTGTAAGCCGTAATCCAAATGCTAGTGAATCATTTATTGGTAAATTACAAGGCACAGCCAATAGCGGTGCTTACAAAGAAAAAAGATTGATTTACAGGGCATCACAACAATTAGGTGGTCAAGTAAATGATAATCTATACGGAGTATTGAAAAAATATCTAGGCAAAGAATTTAGAGGTTAATCATGGCACTAAGTCAATATGTTGCGATTAACTTTTTAACCAAGTTTGATAAAAAAGGATTAGAGCGTGCTACCAAAGAATTAAAAGGTTTTGATAAGGTAGTTGCGACAGGTGCATTTAGATTAAAAGCGTTTGCCAAAGCCGGCGGTATTGCGGCGGCGGCAGGCTTAGCCATTTTTGCTAAGCGATCAATTGAAGCGGCTTTAGCCCAAGAAAAATTAGATAAACAATTACAAACTTCACTTAGAACCATTGGTCAAGAATTTGAATTACCAAATGTTAGAAATTTTATAGCAGATTTACAAAGTGCTACTAATGTTACAGAAGAACAATTAGTGCCGGCATTACGGCGGCTTATTGCACAAACTGGAGATTTACAAACATCACAAATTTTATTAAGTAAAGCATTAGATATATCAGCCGGATCGGGTGCAGATTTAGACAGCGTATTAAATGCTATAAATAGAGCGGCAGTAGGCAATTATACATCTCTTGGAAAATTAGGTTTAGGTTTTACAGCCGCAGAAGCCAAATCTATGGGCTTTGTAAAACTAATGCAGAGTTTAGATAAATATGCAGGCGCGGCAGAAGAACAAACACAAACTTTTGCAGGTCAATTAAAAGCATTTAAGATTAGTGCCGGTGAAGCCACCGAAACTTTAGGACAAGGATTTTTAACAGCGGCTTCAATTATTGCAACTGGATCAGATAATTTAGATGTATTTGGTAAAAAATTAGAAATAGCCGCACAACAAACAAGTGATTTAGCAGTTGGTTTAGCAGCATCATTTGGTAATAAAAGTGATTTAGCAGGTTTTGGTGGTTATTTTGATATTGCAAATTTAGGTTTAGATGTGCTTACCGGAGATTTTCAAACATTTATTAAACTTGAAAAAGAAGGCGTAAGAATTAGGGAAGAACGCATATTAAAAGAAAAAGGTTTATATGGTTTATCAGGTGCAGTATTAGATGCGCTCACAAATCAAAACAAATCAACAAAAAAACAAATGAGTTATGCTGAGATATTAAAGAAAATACAGGCAGATATTTTGGCTAGAGAAAAAGCCACAACAAAAGAAAAACGCGCACAAGAAGAATTAGAAAAGAAAAAGGCCGCTCTATCTGCAATGTTTGATATTGATCGCATTAACCTACAAGCCGCGTTAAGCCGTAAATTAAATGCAGAAGATGAGTTGCGTGTAAAGATATTGCAGAAGTTGGCGGATGGCACAAAGGCCGCTGTTGATGAAGCACAACGCTATGCAGATGTATTAAAAGTTATTGAAGATGGCGTAATAACTACTTATGAAATAGAAGAACTGGCTAAGAAGTGGGGTATAAGTACAACTGAAGTATTGTTATATTTACGCGCTTTGTTTGCCGCTAATGATGAATTACGCAAGATGTTGGCATTGTTAGATGAATTAAGTAAGAAAAAATTGCCTGCAACTACAAGTGGTGGTATGTATCAACCTGGTTACTTTATTGAATTAGGTAATCAATTAGTAAATACACCTGGGTATAGTGGCATGAGCGCGGCTGAGATCACCGCTGAAAGATATAAGGAAAGCGGTGCGGCAAGGCGTGGCATACCTTTGATGGCAGAAGGTGGAGTTGTAAATCAACCTACTCTAGCCATGATCGGTGAAGCCGGTGCAGAAGCGGTTATACCTTTAGACAAAATGGGTGGTTTTGGTACTACTGTAAATATCAATGTAGCCGGATCAGTTATATCAGAGGGTGAATTACAATCTGTAATTCAAGATGCTTTGTATAACTTAAATAGAGCCGGTGCGGTAACTCAATTAACTAACTTAGGAAGATAATGCCAGCCGCAGTATTTAGTGCAGAAATAGATTTTTCTAATGGTGCTTCCTTTGATCCGGCATTAGTATTAGATGATCCCGCAACGCCTTTAGATTCATCAGTATTGGGTACTGCCGCCGCCGATATAGTGGACATCACACCTTATGTAACTCAATGTTATATTCGCCGTGCATTTAACAGATCGTCAGATTCATTTACCGGTGGCACTGCACGCATTGTTTTTGTTGATGAAACCGGTGAATTTAATCCAGCCAATACAAGTTCTAGTTTGTATGGCAAGATTAAACCTATGCGGAAGATTCGCTTTACCGCCGAATATCTAGGTGTTACATATAACTTAGGTTCAATGTATGTACAGGAATGGAATTATCAAAGCCCTACCGGATTTGATCCGGCTTATGTAACGCTGGCATGTGTAGATGGATTCCAATTATTAAACCTAACTACCATTACATCTGTTAGTGGTGGTACAGCCGGACAAACTACTGCACAAAGAATTTCAAGTTTATTGGATGCCGGAGAATGGCCAGGTGGTATGCGTGATATATCTACAACTGCAACCACAACTGTTCAGGCAGATACCGGCAATTCAAGATCTTTATTAGCCGCCTGCCAGGAAGTAGAAGCCACAGATCTTGGTGCTTTTTATATAGATCAACGCGGCTATGCTAGGTTCTTATCACGCAATGACATCATAGTTGCAGAAGGTGGGACAGTTACAGCCTTTAGTGATGTGCCAGGATCAGGTGATATTACCTATCAGGCAGTAGAGTTTGATATATCAGATTACCAAATGATCAATAAGGTAACAGTTACACCAACTGGATTAACTGGGCAAACTGCCAGCGATACTGCCAGCATTGATGATTACTTTCAGCATAGCCGGGTAAGAAGCGGCATTATGCAAACAGAAGCGGATGCATTGAATCAGGCACAAATGATTATTGCTAGCCGTAAAGAACAAGGTGTAGATATACAACTTAATTCATTAACAGTGGATGCCTTTGGTGAGGATGATTCTAGCCGGGTTGTAGCCGCCTTAAATTTAGATATGTTTGATCCAATAGAAGTAACTCAGACACTACCTGCCGGCAATGTAGTTACAGATAGCGTTATTGCAGGCCTTACCTATCAGATAACCCCTAAATCTTTCTTAGTAACTTTTACATGCGCTCAGCCTTTCGCCGTAGGCTTTGTGTTAAACTCATCAGTAGATGGATTACTTGATGAAGATTCTTTGGCTTATTAGGAGTGTGTAAATGGCAAAACAAACATTTAGCGTAGGGCAGGTTCTTACAGCCGCACAAATGACATCACTACAACAAACTGCAATGTTGGGTGGATCGGCTACCGCTAAAACTACAAGTTATACATTAGTTGCCGCTGATGCCGGCACAGTAGTATCAGTTAATAGTACAAGCGCAACCACAATTACAGTTAATACAGGATTGTTTGCCGCCGGCGATACTGTAACAATTCAAAACTGGGGATCAGGTGCAGTAACAATTACAGCCGGTACAGCCACAGTAAATACAGCCGGAAGTTTAATTGTGCCGCAATATGATGGTGGTGTTTTGTATTTTACAAGCGCAAGCGCGGCAATTTATTTTGATTGGGTTCAAGCCGGTGCAACATCACCACTTACAACTAAAGGTGATATTTGGGGATATAGTACATCAGATGCTAGAATCCCAATTGGCGCAAATAACACAGTGCTTACAGCCGATTCCACACAAAGTTTGGGACTTAAGTGGGCTACACCAAGTGCAGGAGTTAAAACTTTAACAAGTATTGCTTCAGGAAATGCCCCGGCCGCAAGTAGTTTTTCAATAACTGGTTTAACTCAGGATTATTTTATGTTGAGATTAACTGATTTGAAATGGGGAACTGCTAATGGTGATATACTTATCAGATTAAATAATGATAATACTGCTAAATATACATTTTTAGTAGTTACAACTACAACCGGTGATACATATCAATATTATGGCACAGGAAGTTTGGGCAGTTTTTGGGGTGTAAGCACAGTTGCAAATAAAAGAGATGCAAATAATCACAGGGTAATAGAAATAAATAATGGCGGGGGATCTGGCTATCACCCATACACTCTAAGAGGTTATCACGCAAATTCTGGTGGTAGTCAGGTAGGTGTAATTGGTGGCGGATATTACGAAAGCACTTCACCAATAACATCTATTCAAGTTATTCAAGCAGATGGATATAGTTTCACAAGTGGATCATACGAATTGATAGGTGGCTAAAATGAAAATAACAGAAGTAGAAATAAACATTCAAACAGGTGAAGAAACTATCAAGGAAATTAAATTAACTCCTGAACAAGAATTTGAAATTTTGGCAACTAGAGAAAAACATGCACAACAACAATCTCAACTAGAGGCAGAAAATAACGCAAAAAAAGCGGTTGAAGAAAAATTAACCAAGTTAGGTTTAACAGTTGATGATCTCAGGGCATTAGGTTTGTAATAAATCTAAATAATGTGGCAACTGTAAGAGAACTTACCAGCCCTAATGGTTGGCCGGCTAGTGAAGATCGCAAAGCATTAGGCATTGAAATTTTTACAGTGCCAGGCACAAAGATTAAGTTTGCATGTGCCAAAGCGGTTGCGCCAATCCTGGTAAGTTTTGCTAAAGATTTTCATGAGTTAGTTGAGCCAATAGATGAAGGCCAATTAGATGATTGGGGTTACGCCTTCAGGCAGACCCGGGGATCAGATAGAGTTTTAAGTAATCACGCATCCGGTACAGCCATTGATCTAAATGCAATTAAACATCCATTGGGCAAGTCAAATACATTTAATAAGCATCAGCGTAATACAATTAACCTACTCATAACTAAATATAGTTTAACCTGGGGTGGCAATTACAAACGGCGTAAAGATGATATGCACTTTGAGATTGCGTTAAATCAAGATGAAGTTAAAAACAAAATAAAAGAGTTAGGATTAAAATGAAGTTAGATAAGAAGAAAAAAGAAATTCTAAAGTCTTACCTAAGAAGCGTTGCCGCCGCAACTATTACAACTGCATTGGCGTTAGTTGCAGATTGGAACGCCGAATATGCAATTTTGGCTGGTGCTATTGTCGCACCTTTGGCACGCTATTTTGATCCACAAGATGATAAGTTTGGCATCAATAGTAAATGAGCATGAACGATTGGATGGCATTAGCGGTATCAACTGTAACTATTGTTGGATCGCTGGTTGCATCAGTGCGTTGGCTAGTAAAGCACTATCTAAGTGAGTTAAAGCCTGATAATAACGGCCGGCATAATTTAGAAGGCCGGGTATCACGCATTGAAGAAAAAATAGACACGCTTTATCAAATACTGATTTCAAAGAATTAGTCAGCCTAATCCCCTACCCTATTGCCATGAGGATGTGCGTGGTTGTACCAAGTAGGGGTAGGCCTGAAAATGCGGATCGGCTGGCCAAAGCCTTTATAGATACAAATGCAGAAGCCGATCTTTATTTTGTTTTAGATAATGATGATCCGCGTTGGGTAGATTATGTTAAAGATGATAAATATAAAATCTTGCCAGCGGATAATGAAACAGGTGGTTGTGCCGCTTCTCTTAATTCCGGTGCAGTTATGTTATTGGATATTACTAGGTTTCCTTTATACGATTATTTTGTTTTCATGGGTGATGATCACCTACCTAGAACCAAAGGCTGGGATAAAGCCTATATGGAAGCGTTAGGTCAAAATACAGGTATTGTTTATGGCAATGACTTATTGCAAGGTATAAATCTGCCTACCCAGTTTTGCATGAACCGCGAATTGGTAAATGAATTGCGTGGCATGACATTCCCAGGTTGCATACATTTATTCTTTGATAACTTTGTAAAGCAATTAGGTATTGATTTAGATTGCTTAAAATATCTACCTGATGTAATTATTGAACATTTACATCCAGTAGCAGGTAAGGCCGAAATGGATGAAGGTTATGCCAGGGTTAATCAGCCTAAGTGGTATGAACAGGATTTACTGACATTACAAAAATATTTGAGATCACAAGAATATGCAGATTTGGTAACTAAGTTCAAATGAACATTTTGATTACAGGATCACATGGCTTTGTAGGTCGTGCATTTAGGCGTGCATTGCCTTATGCCAATCTAACTTTGGTTGATCTCAAAGCAGGTGTTGATTGCCGTAAGTTCTTTCAGTTAGAGAAAAAACAATATGATCTAGTAATACATTTAGCGGCAATAGTTGGTGGCCGTATGGTAATTGAGAATGAGCCATTGGCTTTAGCAATTGATCTTGCTATTGATGCTGAGTTTGCTACCTGGGTTATGAGAACCCAACAACCTTATGTTGTGTATTTTTCATCATCTGCCGCTTACCCTATTGAGTTACAAACATTGGCAAAAAAGAAGAAGTTAAAAGAAAAAGATATAAACTTCAATAAGATTGGTAAGCCGGACATGACCTACGGCTGGACAAAACTTACAGGTGAAATGCTTATGAATTACTTGCGTGAAGAAGGTACAAAGGTATTAACACTTAGACCATTTAGCGGTTATGGTACTGATCAAGATTTAGATTACCCATTTCCATCAATCATTCAGCGTGCAATACTTAACGCTAATCCTTTCAACATTTGGGGTAAGGCAACTACTACCAGGGATTTTATACACATTGATGATGTGGTTGATGCAGTTGTAGAGATGGTTAAAAATGAATGTAATCAAACAGTTAATCTTTGTACCGGTAGGCCTACAACATTTTTAGAGTTAGCCAAGATTGCAATGAAAACCCTGGGATATGAAAAAACATCTGCCAATAGATTCAAGGTATTGACCGATAAGCCGGCAGGTGTGGCCTATCGGGTAGGTGATCCAACAATGATGAGCGATTACTACACGCCAAAAATTAGCCTGGAAGAAGGCGTTGAGCGTGCCATTCGCGGAATAGTATGATCTAAAATTAGGCTTACTATGGCTACTAATAAACCCCGAAAAGTACCTAAGCGTAAGCGGCGCACACCACGCAAGGCTGATGCGTTGAATAAACTTGAAGATCATTACATCACACTCAATGAGATGTACCGCGCCGCTAAGTCAGCCGGATTTTCAGATGAAATTGCATTTTGGTTAATTACAGAGCCAGGTGCATCTTTACCTGATTGGGTCAATCCAGCAAGCCAACCTAATGAGATCATTCCCCGAATTGATCCAACAGAAGATGAGGATGAAGATTAAGCGCGATAAAACATTTAACGCAAAATATCTTGTAGTGTCAGATTTACAAGTGCCATTTCAATTTACAGAAGCCGTAATCAATCTTAAAAAATTGGTTAAGGCTTTCAAGTTTGATTTGGTACTCAATGTTGGTGATGAGATGGATTTTAATACCATCAGTAGGTTTAGTGAAGGCCGGGCAGAATCTTTTATGCAAACTCTTAATGAAGATCGGCAAACCTGCCAGGATATTTTATACGATCTAAAAACAGATGTGGTTAGTAGATCAAATCATTCAGATCGCCTATACAAAGCGGTAGCCAGGATTCCAGGATTGATGAACCTGCCGGAATTGCAGTATGCAAAATTTATGAACTTTGATGATCTTGGAATTTATTATGCTAAACAGGCTTACCCGATCCCTGGCACTAATTTAGTTCTATGTCATGGGGATGAAGGCACAATCTCTAGGGCAGGCGGCGGCACGGCGTTGAACATAGCAAAAAGGTGGGGTCGCGGAGTAGTGTCAGGGCATACTCATAGGATGGGCTACCAATGCCATTCAGAAGCCTTTAATGGCCGTTTAGAGCGTGTTTTAGTAGGGGTTGAGTGTGGTCATACCTGCGACATGAAAAAGATGGCTTATTTGGGCATTAGGGGCTATGCAAACTGGCAGGCTGGTGCTGTCATCATACATATAAAGCGCGGCAATGTAAGCGTAGAGATGATCCCATTTAATGCGGATGGGTCATTTACCGCTATGGGTAAGGCCTTTGGGTGATGTAGATCACACGACACACCGCCCTGGCCTATTGCATTTGTCAGTGGGATAGTGTTTAATTGCATTTGTAAAAGCAATTGACCGGAAGGGGTTAATTATGAAAGTACTTACCGCATCAGAAGTGCGTTGGTGTGAGAAATGCAATATGGAAACATGTTGGTTAAATTGTTCAATATCTATCAGACCACTAATTAGTGAATGGCGTTGTGATAGATGTGCAAGGTTGGGTGCAAAATAATGAAATGTGCAATGTGTGGGAAACTTGTATCAAAATTTATTATTCGTTGGTACACATATGATAATGGCGAACATTTTACTGAAAATGTTTGTAAAAAATGTGCTGATCTGCATACTAAATTGGTGCAAAAATGATTACAGTTATTGAAAGCGTATTACAAACAAAGATTGATTTTCATTATGTTAAACAATCTGATAATTATGTTGCATCAACATCAAATGTATTAGGTGAGTTCACATCATTTGGCAAAACACCTGATGATGCAGTGCGTAGATTAAAATCTAAACTATTTGGTTTATTGGCTGAGTATCTACACAATCAGAAGGTAAGCCATTGAACGCCGTAGCATATGCAAAAAAAGGTTGGTTTGTATTGCCACTTAAACCACAATCTAAAGAGCCATGTAAGTTTTTAAGGCGTGGTTATCTTGATGCAAGCAATGATCTAACTACTGTAAAAAAGTGGTTTGAAAAGCCTGACTTGAATGTTGGCTTAGCAATTGTGCAATCTGATCTAGTTGTACTGGATTTTGACAAGCGCAATGTAATAAGCAAACATCAATGGAAAAGTTATTTGGAATTGTGTATGAGATTAAATACGCATACAGTTGAAACAGATGATGGTTATCACTTTTATTTTAAGGCTGATAAATCAAAACATTTCAAGGGTAAGTTGATTCCTGGCATTGATATTAAACATAAAGGTTATGTTGTGTTGCCGCCATCAATCCACCCAAATGGCTCTACATACCGGGTGCTAAAAGATGTACAGCCAATTGTATTACCGGATACCTTAGAAAAGGTGATGAGTTGGAATTAGTCAAATATGATAAACAATCAGGTGCTTATGTGGATGAAAGCCGTAAGCATTTTGTAAAGGCTTCTCTAATCCGCCAACACGCTAAGAAGGCTATTGGTGCAAGGCAGATTAGAGGAAGGCTATCAGCCAAAATGGTTGAAGCATATTGGTTGGACAAGTTCAAGGAAGCGGTGAAATATGAACTATGAAGTTATGGGTTGGTTAATAACCATCACATTGTTTGCATTGGTGGGGTTGATGCTTATGGCTACCTGGATCATTGCAGTTGAAAATGGCTACGATAAAGGTTTTAAGAGTGGCTATAAACGCGGCACAACAGATGCTAAGCAAGCAAGCGTTAAGGTACAAAGAGTTACAGTTAGTAACCATCCATCATTACGCGAAAAGCAATTGATTGCAGATAATGATTATCTAATGGAAAAAGTTGTGAGCATTTGGGATAGGGAAAATAAGTAATGAACATGAATGATTATGTTGATGTGGCTGAGCGCATAGCCCAGTTAAAAGAAGCATATCCGGAAGCATCATTACAACCATATAATCCAAATAAGCCGTATGACATTGTGCAGGTAGAAGGTAAAACCTATGTGGTTTATACAGCCGCTTGTTACCGCGATCCGCATGATGTTCGCCCTGGGGTAGCCGTTGCCTGGGAACAAATCCCAGGTAAAGGCATGACCGCTGGATCAGAGTTGATGATATGTGAAACTTCTGCCTGGGGTAGAGCCATAGTTGCGGCTATGAAATCTGCAACCAAAAGAGTTGCATCAAAACAAGAAGTAATAGCGGCTAAGGAAAGGCAAACCTGGTCAGTGACACCAACTGAAAAGTTAAATGAAGAATTATTGTCTAGGCCAGTTAAAGAAGAACCTGTAAAGGCTATCTATGGCAGGCCTGGTACTAAGTCAGCATTGATGGAAAGAGTATTGCGTGAGCGGTTTGCAGAAGACAATAAAGAACAAAATGTTGATCCAACACCATTAACTTTAGAGCAAGTAGTTGATGCAGTGGCAACTGATGTTCCGGCAGTTCAACATTGTGAACATGGCGAAATGCAATTGAGAACGGGAATCGCTAAGGGTCGTGGTACGCCTTACTATGGTTATGTTTGCAAGGCCAAAATATGTGATGCAAGATGGGCAACTAGAAGTAAAGAAGGTAAGTGGTTTTACCCAGGTGCTAACAATGGGTGATATGGAGATCATTGATAAGCATGGTGTTAGGGCTACATTTACTGATGCAGGTATAGAAATAGATTTAATACCTGATATTGAAAAATGTTATTACTGCAATGATGCAAGGTTTTATACGCAAAATGGATACAAAGAATGTGTAAGTTGTGGGTGCATCAATGGCACAGTTTGATTATGAAAAAGCCATGTATGAAGGGCATGGCTATAATCTTTATGTAGCCGATCTCTTACAAACCTTTGGTGTGCCAAATGTAGTAGTACCTGAATTTAGCATGGCCGCTACCTATGATGAGATACTTAATAAAACACTTAATGAAAAAGATATAGTGATTGATGATTTGGTATTAGAAGTTAAAAGTTCTAGCCGAACATTCAAAAATGCTGATGACTTTCCGCATAATCCATTGATTGTAGATACAGTGCATGGATATGATTCTAAGGTAGTGAAACCCTGGGCTTATGTGATGATTAGCCAGGTTACTAGGGGTATCTTTGTGATTCCTACTGCAACCAAACAATATTGGACAATCAGAACTTACTATGATGCACAAAGAGATATTGAGGATAGGTTCTACATGACTACCAAAAGACATTGCCGGCCATTTATAGAGATGGTTGATTTATTACTAGAAAAGGCTACTGGTGCAACCATCAAGATGCCCTAAATGCGGTAAATGGTTATCGGCTGATCAAGCCTGTTCTATATGTGCAATTTTAAAGAAGAAGGAAAGTGTGAAGTAAATCACATCTCACATAGTGAGATTATCTGAGAGGTTACATGTAAATGATTTTTATAGGTGTGCTAGGCTCTAGCCTTAGCATTTGGCCTAAAGCCAAAAATGCGAACCGCCGAAGCGGTAAGTTCGCAAGGTGCTGGCGATTTGGGATCGCTCTATGTTTAGCAACATTTTGGCATTTAGATAGTGCTAAATCTTTTGAAAATTACAAACCAAAACATTACAAACAGCATATATTTATTAGCCTTAATTACAATATAGAACAAACTGATTGTTTGATTGCTTTATACCACCAGGAAAGCCGTTTTGACTCTAAAGCGCGTAATGGTAGTCATTATGGGATACCACAAGGTAAATCAAAGTATTTAGCCAAAGTATCGGGAATAAAACAAATTGAATGGGGAGTGCGTTATATTGGTGCTAGGTATGGTTGGGTAGATAAGGATGCAGGCACACCAAATGCGTGCAAGGCTTATCATCATTGGCTAAAGAAGGGATGGCATTGAAAGATACAGAGAAAATTACTATTGGGGTTACATCACCTGGGTATGTAGTTACTGATTTTATGACAAGCATTTTGGATGTGGCTAGATCACAAAAGCAATTAGGGCAGTTTATTAGCCTACAAGGATCAGGTGTTATCAGTAGATTGCGTAATCAGATTGTTGCTACATTCCTGGAGAAAACAACAGATGATTGGTTATTGCAGATAGATACAGATCAGAGATTTACAGTTGATCACTTTAAGAAGTTGGTAGCCGCCGCCGATAAGGATGAGCGGCCTATTGTGTCAGGTGTAGTGCATGGTGGTTGGGATGTGGGTGAGTTATACCTAGAACCAGTGCCTTGCATATTTAAGTTGGGTACAGATAATGGATTGTATGCAGTACATGACTATGAAGAAGATAGCATCATTGAAGTAGATGCGGCTGGGACAGGTGCAATCATTGTGCATAGGTCAGTGTTTGAAAGGTTTGTAAAAGAAGCCGATCAAACACACCAGGGTAGTAAGTGGTGCTTCTATCAGGATATGCCATTGCATCATGAATGGGTAGGTGAAGATTTATTGTGGTGCATCAGGGCTAAGAGTTTTGGGTATAAACTGTATGCACATACTGGCGTTCAGATGGAACATCAGCGCAAGATGTGGTTGGGTAAAAAGCAACATCAAGATTTTGCAAGGTTTAGGCGTGCAAGATTACAAAGTGAGGAACAGATCAATGGCAATAATAACTAGCCAGGTAACAGTATCAGGTACAAGTCAATCAATAGTTAGCGTGGATAATGTACAGAGAGATGTACTGTTACATGCTAAGCATGAAACATTCATAGGTAATGGTGGTGTTACATCCACAAGTGGGTACATAATGGATAACGGCGATATATTGAGATTGTCATTGCAAGAAGGTGAAGATTTATGGGCAGTAACAGCCGGTGGTACAGGCACACTGCATGTGTTGGTTAGCAAGGTAGATTAAATAAAATGAGCGTTTTTTCCTATTTTGTTGCGCGTGCGGAATACGCCGCAGTTCGTGTTTTCTCTCTCCCCGGCGCATCCAAAACTTTGTAGAAAAAAACAAAATTAAAAATGAAAACTCTAAAAAGTAGAAAATATAATGCAAACTATAAGAAAATTAGAGAAATAGTTTTGGCTCAAAAACCTAAGTGTTTTTATTGTAAAAAGGTTGTCGCAACCACGCTAGACCATGATCCACCCATAGATTCCTTTCCGTCGCCGGAACTATGGGTTGGATCATTGAAACCAGCATGTGCAAGTTGTAACTATTCAAGAGGTGCTAAATATGGAAACGCAAAAAGCAAACAAATTAAAAATAGTCGCAAGTGGTAAGCCTAAGAAGAAGTTAGGCCGGCATACTGCCGCTATGGTCAAATCATTACAAGGCCGTGATGATATTGATGAAGTAAAGCGTGAAATGCTGTTAGGCCTGGCACGCGCCTGGGATCGTATAGAAGAATCCGGTAAAGGTGGTCATACCATCCCATCTATATCTAAAGAATTGCGTGAAATTTGGGATTCATGCAGTTTGCCTGATGAGGATGATCTATTTGAATAAAACCCTATGTAAGCCTAGATGGGCATCACAAAGAGATTTAACATGTGAAACTGATGGCGATAAGTTAGCCCAGGTAGCAAACCTATTAGGTTTTGATCTTTTTGATTGGCAACGCTTTGTGGCAGATGTAGGTTTAGAAAAAGATGAAACAGGTTTATACAAATATAGATCAGTATGCGCCCAGGTAGGCCGTCAAAATG